AGCCAGATCGAACGCAGATAAGCTCGGACTAAACATTAAGGAAGACGATCTTATTGAGATAGCAAAAAGGAGTAAGGGTACACCAAGAATTTTAAACGCTAGACTACAATGGTATAGAAACTACACTAGTTTTTATGAGGGTAAAGAGGTCAGTATTGATGAGATATTTAATAACCAGGGTATTGACTCAAGAGGTCTAGATGTCTATGATAAGATGTATCTGGATGTTCTAAAGAAGTCTAAGGGTGCAGCTTTGGGATTAAAAAGTATATCATCACTAACTGGCATAGCTATTGAAACTATCGAGAATAGCATTGAGCCTTATCTTGTAAGGATGGGCTATGCGGTTAGAACTCAAAAAGGAAGAGTTCTAGGAGATGTTTCGTAAAACAATATTAACTTTTCTACTTATCTTATCTATGATCAACAATAGTCAGGGGCTTTTCGCGGCCCCTGCTATTTTTGTTGATTCTCCAGCAGATGCTTTTGCTCTAGCAGCAGACACTAAAAAAGACCTGCTTATTATCTTTGGTGCTAATTGGTGTGTATATTGTAATATCCTGAAAAATGATATTAAAACCAATCTAAATATAGTTGAAGATAAAATTGTTTGCTTTGTAGACTTTGATCAGAATAAGGATATGGTCAAAGAATATAGGGTTAGAACTATCCCAGACTATATGCTTTATAGAGACAGCATAGAAATCAAAAGAAAAGTCGGATATAAAAATAAAGAGAAATTTCAAGAATGGCTACTAAATAATGAATGATATATCTTTTACTATCAATATACCAACATTAATTTTAGGATTTTTATTTGGCGGGTGTTTATTTTTAATAGGCTATTTTTATGGTAAATCTAGGTCTGTTGATACTCATGGTGTATCATTTTATGGAGAAAATAAGCCACGAAGTTTTTTTAGTGAAAACAACAAGGCGGCAAAACCAAAAATTAATATAGATGACACTAAGGTAGTTACTGATATCAAAACAGATGAGCTAGAAAAAAAATATGAACAGTTAGGAGATATTAAAAACTCCAATGAAAATATTAGTAGCTCTATAAACAAGCTTAAAAATATGAAAAATAATTTATGAAAATTTGTGGTATTTATCAAATCATTAATATCGTAAACAATAAAAGATATATAGGTCAATCTATTGATATTAAAAATAGATTTATTCGACATAAATATCAATTAAATAAAAATATTCATGATAATAAAAAACTACAAAATGCCTGGAACAAATACGGCAAACAATCTTTTAAATTTGAGATATTAATTAAATGTAATAAAGAGCTTTTAAAAAAGCTAGAAAAACAAGAAGTAGAAAAAATTGCTGAACACAGCTATAATATCAGTAAAAACTATGATAATCTTTATGGAAAGAATAATCCATTTTATGGAAAAACACACAATCAAATAACAAAAGAAAAAATGTCATTAATAGCAAAAAGTCGCACTGGAAATAAAAACCCCAATTATGGCAATAAAAATTCTATTAAAACAAAAATTAAAGCAGGACATAATAAAAAAACCAAATTGACTAAAAAACAAGTTACAAAAATTATAAAGACCCAAAATAAGACGCATCAAGAAATTGCTAATATATACGGGGTTTCAAGAAGCGTTATCACTAGAATTAAAAATGGCACAAGATGGGGCCTTATCACTAATATTAATGGAGACAATATATGAGCGGATGCGGATTAGATGTAGGTACCAGCTATATAGTATTTGCAAAAGAGAAGAATGAACAAAATGAAAATGTAGTCTATAAAGACTTTAGAGACGCTTTTTATGTTATCAAGCCAACGACACCAGTAGCCACTAAGATGATAGAAAAAGGACTAGCGGGGAAAGTTTTTATTAAAGATAGTGATGGCTCTTTTATTCTTTTAGGCAAAGATGCAATAGAAAAAGCAATAGAAAGAAACGACACAGCAAAAAGACCAATGTACAAAGGAGTAGTTTCTGCTAAAGAAAAAGACGCAAAGAAGATCCTAGCTTTTATATTGAAAGAGGTTGTTGGTCAGGCTTCTGAAAAAAATGAACAGCTTGTTTTTTGCGTTCCTGCTCAACCAGTAGATCAAGAAGATGAAGATTTTGATGTTGGATATCATGAAGATGTAGTAAAAACCATATTAAGTGAATGTGGCTATAATGCTAAAGCTATTAATGAAGCTGAAGCATTATGCTATGCTGAACTAGATATAGAAGATTATACAGGAATTGCTATTAGTTGTGGTGCTGGCATGACAAATGTTTGTGTCATGTTAAATGGAGAACCTACTGTAGTATTTAGTACAACAAAAAGCGGAGACTGGGTAGATCGCATGAGTGCCGTAGCAACAGGAGAACCAGATAGTGTTGTACAGGCAGAAAAAGAGGGCGGTGGCTTTGTAATAGGAGAACCAAACGATAGTCCTATTTTGGGAGCAGTGTCTTCATACTATGAGAGACTAATAGACTATACAACAAAACAACTAGCACATGCCCTAACCAACCACAAGTCTTTGCCAAAGTTTAAAAATCCATTAACAATTATTGTTGCTGGTGGTACTTCGCAAGCTGCGGGATATATTGAGGAGTTTGCTAAAAAGCTAGAAGAAAATGGATTTCCTCTTGCAATCAAAGAAGTAAAACACGCATCTGATCCATTACATGCCGTTGCTAAGGGATGTCTAATAGCCGCCAAGGTATTATAAAACTTTATGATCTAGTATGCTACACATCATTACCCCATGTTCAAGACCTTTTAATCTATTAAAAATATTAGACACTATTCCTACTAAAGCAAATTGGATTATTTGTTATGACAATAAACATGGCGATCTGCCTATTCAAAGCCATAATAATATAGAAATATTAAATTGTGTAGATACTGGGGCTTATGGAGTCAAAGCGAGAAATCACGTATTAGATAATTATTCTTTTAATGATAATGACAGCATACTATTTCATGATGATGATAATATTATTCATCCAGATCTATATACTGAAATTCAACCATTACTAGATAATGATTTTTCTATAATGTATTGGGGGCAGTTAAATCCAGACAACTCTATACGCCTCTATACTCCCAAGAAAAGCCCAAGACGCCACTGTATAGATACAGCATCATACTTGATTAAATGGGGATATAATAAAAATATTAGACATGTAGAAGGATTTGGACACGACTTTTATTATGCTAAAGACTGCCACAATAAGAAAAAAAACATTAAAATAGATAAATTTTTATCCTATTACAATTATTTGAGAAGAACATAATATGTTTAATTTTCTGAACAAAATCAGATACGCAGTAAGGTCTCCTAAATGGCAAAACGTAAGAAAAGAACATATTAAAAATAATCCGTATTGTATCTCTTGTGGTAGAGATAAAAGGCTAGAGGTCCATCATATAAAACCTGTACACTTATTTCCCGAGCTAGAATTAGATCCAGACAATTTGGTCACTTTATGTGCCGATCCATGTCATCTACTATTTGGACACTTAATGAACTTTAAAAGCTATAATAAAATGGTTATTGAAGATTCCATGGTGTATCTTAACAAAGTAAAAAATAGACCATAATTTATCGATTAGCTGATAAAGGAGTAGGATATGATCAGACCCACTACATTATTAGGGGCTATACTCCTATGCATAACCAGCATTGTATCAGCAGGAACTATAGATCCTAATACTCCTGATAGTAAACATCTTGAATACGGCTCTAAGTTTCCTAGTGTTGTTAAACTGTGTTGCTTTGATGGGGTTGGACTATCATGTGGTTCAGCCGTTATTATTGATCCCCACTGGATATTGACGGCTGCTCATGTTGTAGAAAAGTGCGAAGCCTGGACTATAACAACAGAAAATAAACAGTATAAAGTATCCAAAATGATCAGCTATCCAGAGTATGAATCTGAAAAATTTGGATATCATGATATAGCATTAGGCTACTTAAACTAGAATACTATCCTCCACTTTATTCTAATGACGATGAGATAGGCAAAGTTTGCAGTATGGCTGGATGGGGATTTACTGGAACATTTAATACTGGAATAAAAACATCGGACGGAAAAAGAAGGGGTGGTTCAAATTTTATTGATGGTACAGAACGAAATGTTCTCGTCTGCTCCCCTTCTAAGAGGCACAACAAGTTCACAGAGCTTGAGTTTTTAATTGGAAGCGGTGATAGTGGGGGTGGTCTCTTTATAGACGGAAAACTTGCAGGAATCCATTCGTCTGTAGTTGCGATAGATAAAAAACCAGACTCAACATATACCGATGAAAGCTGTCATACAAGAATTAGTCTATATCATAAATGGATTATAAACACAATGGAGAATTATGTCCATGAGAAGAAATAATCGTAAAAACGATTGTAGCCTATTACCATATATAAAAGAAAATGTATATGGATTATCTCCTAATGATCCTGAATTTTATGGTTGGGAAATTAAAAAATTTGATATCCCAAACCATTGGAGACTCTCTAAAGGAGAGAATACAAAAATAGCCGTTATAGATACTGGGTGTGATTTAGACCACCCAGACTTAAAAGACAATCTATTAGATGGTAAAAACTTTGTAGACCCTACTAAACCCCCTTTGGATGTTGCTACACACGGAACCCATGTGGCAGGAACCATAGCAGCTATAGATAATGGAAAAGGTATGGTGGGTGTTGCTCCGAGAGC